CTTTGATATCCCCCAATAGGGAGTCCAGGTGGGTTAGAAACCCAAACTCAACTTACTCCGTTCCTGTACCAGGTGCCCTTTCCCACGTCGTGAGACGCAGATCGGGTTATCCACCTGCCACGCTTTCGCAGTGTAACACCCTCGGAGAGAGGAATGTCACCCTGCGGGTAGCGAAGTGTGTGCGCATATACCTTCTGATGTTCCGCTTCTATCTTGAGCGGAATGTACAACAGAGAAGGGAACGACCACCAGGACGCGTATGACGCATCGTTGGAGGTCCTGACTACTTCGCGAACGAAATAGTCAGTGAGCTGGTCTGCCCGAAGGGCGAGGCCAGCATCTCCGTCATACATCACCCCGCTTGCATCGGAAAGAGGCATCAGATGCCTGTTAAAGATGCGAGCAAAGTGACCCCAAGCAGCATAGAGGTTAGCTCCGTGCTTAGTGCAGTATCTCATAATGCGATTTGCGGCTCTGTATCCAATTGCTTCGCAATTGTATACTTCGTCTTCGTCGCTTCTGAATCTTCCGCTTTGGAAGGACTGCTTCTGGTATATAGGCGTGACGTCTTCCCCTGCGAAATAGTGCTTACCGCACGATTCGTAGAAGGAACCCTCAACGAAAGATTTTGAGGAGTTCACTCGAAAACCAAGCTCATGCAACACGGTTACTAGCCGCGTCGCACAAGATTGGTCAACGATAATGTCATCGCCGTACACAACCGCCCAATCATGGATGTCCTCTGAAACAGAGGACGAAATGGCCCAAAATATGAGCGTTTCAAGCTCAAATGTGTAGCCATTTCCCATCGAAGACCATTTTTCCAGGTCTACCCAAACATCAGGTAGAACCATAGTGGATGGCGATCGGATGTCGTCGAGAAACTCGGCAACATCGATTGGTAAGAGCTCGTAAACGAGCTCACGGGACACGGTGTCGGATGCCATTGAAAGATCAATGGTGGCAAACCCATACTGGTAAGCATGGGCTGCACAATCCTGATTCAATGTTTGCGAATCAAGATCGACACCCGCCACAGACTTTAGCAGTCGCCGCAGTACCTGGCCCGCACCGAGTTGTAACTCGATGTTGAGGGACGGTTCTGCGGCAATGCCACGGTCTGTCTTGGCGTTCTTGGGAACGGTGGTGTATCGATTACCTCGAACAGAAGTAAAGCTCCGACGAACAACGCTATAAGGACCCTCAGGAAGGATCCCAAACGCTGCCGCGAAACGGTTAGGGTCAAGGTAAAGTTCCTTGGCCCAAGCGATACACGCAGAAGTGCAGTCGAGTGCCGTGACTTTGTTGTCAAGGCGTACCTCCTTGCCTTTCAGCTTGAAGGTTGCACCTTTCCCCGGTCTGCTGTTATCGATGCATTCTTTGACGGAAAACCCGTATAGAACATTCGCAATTTTGCTCCGAGCGCGTGAAAGTACGCGCTCAGTGAAGGGCCTGAAGGAAAACAGGCCCTTCTTGCGGAGTTCGAACAGGTGATTCGTCTCAGAGCACATCGACTCTGCCTTCCTGAATGAAGACAGAGCCTCTCCGCGCAAATCGATACCGGTGTCTAAACCTACCCATTTGGATAAGTAGGACGTTACCAGGTAGTCAAGGCGGAAAGTTTCAGCGTGCAAGTAATGACGTGGATCAATCGACAACTCAGCGAGCTGTCGATCCTCACCATACTTTGATAGTATGGCGACGGTTAAAGCGCGCGGTGAAGCGACGCTTTCGCAGAGTGCTTGTAAAGCCTTCCGCGTGATCAAATCATTACCCAACGTTCTAACGGTAAGTTGTCGACGTTTCATGATTTCCCATCGGCGATTAAGCCGATCTCAAGTTGACCGAGGTAGCAGAGCTACCTGTACCGACCCTGGTCAGCCAGTGATGGCTTCCAGGTTGTGCGCCATCGTTTCGAAGGCGCCGGTGGCAACGAGAGCGTTGCGCACGTACGCGAACAGATCCTTGCGGTTCTGCAGCGTAGCGCGCTCGGGGATCATCAGCTCGACCTTGGCGCGAGTGACGTACGAGATGGTCTGAGCCGGCATGATGCCGTTCGAGGCCGTCCCGAGCGTTTCGAGCACAGGGTCGCTGACCTCCATGACGAGCCGGTAGACCCGGTCGTCGGTGGAGGTACGCGCTTTGCCGCCGGACCCGATCGGGTTGATCGGGCGCCGGTAGCGCAGGCGGAGGACCTTGAAGGCGATGGCTTGGCCACCGCTCTTGTCCTCGTAGCTGGCGACGACTTCCTGTTCCGTGGAGAACTTGGTGACGGGGTAGAAGACGTGTGCGACGGGAGTCGCTTGTGCGTCGTTCAGAGTGATACTAGTGAAGGCGGGCATGTACTGTCCCTTTCATGAGACGGTGCGGGTCTGTGAAGTCCTGCGGCCTGGTGAAGGCTTTAGAACACTGGTTTTCCTGTGGCTCGGACTTGTTTTGACGCTGAGAGGCGCCTATCCAAGTCATTCAAGCCGATGCTACGCAAGAGAGCAGCGCAGCTTAGCAACTGGCCACGGCCAGCTTCCGTAAAAGGATTTGGGACCTTGAACGGAGGTACAGATGGAAGAGGAATGCTCGTGTGCACCGTGCGGGTACAGATGACGGCTTTATTGAGGCCGGCATACTTGTACCCACTCACGAGTGCAGGCGGGGCATTCACAAACTTCGATTTGTAACCACTACGATAAGACTCACGGTAAGTCGTGCAGTAGCAGTCTTTGAGACTGTAGGTGCCGCTTAACGCTACCCCGACATGATCGAGGTATGTCCCAATATCGATGAACATATCCACAACGAAGGAGAGACGAACGAGTTCGTATCCCAACGCAAATGGATTTGCTAAACCGATACGGTCCGCGAGGGCCAACAGAGGATTATCGACATAGTAAGTGCCAGCAATCTTGATGACGCAACGTTCTGAATCCGTTAGGATTGAGTCAACGTCAGGATACCCAACCAGCTTCTTTCCAGTAGCGACTCTGTTGATGGTCTTCTGTTTGTAGAAGGTGCCACCATAGAGTTGCTGCCTGTTCTTAAGCAGATCGAGCACCGCGTAGTAGTCGTTGATGATCGGACGTATCCCATGGGAATATGTCAGATATGCATCGGCTAGCATACGCGTGGCTTTGCGCACTACACGAACTGAAGCTTTACCAGCGGATCGGTCAGACATGACCCTTTGGTAATACTTAGCTGTGTTGCCGAACTTCTTCGTCAGTCTCTCAAGTTCGAGACCGTTGCGTTGAAGCCGCTTGTTATATTGGTAAAGCTCTTTACCCGCTTTACCGGCTTGGCCCTTCAGAGATTTGCCAATCTCAGAAGTCTCTCTGGCCTCGCCGAGTGACACTCCGGCATTAAAGTCGGAATTCCGAAAGCCGTCCACAATCTTCATCCAAAGAGCATCGCGTGCAGAGACGTGATCGATCTGAAATTGAGCGGCACCTGGACTGTAATCCAGGTGTCCGCTCGAATTCACGATGCGATACGCGTGATCTGGCACGTACTGCTCTTTGAGGTGGTTGTAGGACGAACCCGCATAGCTACGGTTGTAACTGTAGCTAAACGCGTGAGGCGTCTTCTTATTTGAATTAACCCATGTCGACGATACCGTCCCATACTCAGAGTACGCACCTTTGTTAGGTGATACGCTGTTAGTAGTGATCGGGTAACCCGGACTGGACTTCCAGTAACCACTCTGCGCGCCGGGAGGCACGTAGAAGTATTCCCAGACGTCCAGTGTAGAATCGGCACGCACTGCGTAGCCGAATATCCGAGGGACAAGGGTTAAGTCTTTAAGCATGAACAACTCACGAAGGGAATACGCCGGCCCTGAAACTGATGAGGGATCAGGAGCCGACGTAAGCCACTGCAGAAGCCTGTACCGTGCGCAAGTGAGGTACAGGAGATCGGTCAGGCGGCCGCTAAGCCGCCATACGAGGGTCATCAAACCCCGCACTCTGCACAGGTGCAGAGACCGAAAGCACTGAGTCGAATAGACCCCGTGCCTAGATCCCCGAA